TACATTTAATTTTATCGGTTGTAAATAAATAAGAAATAACAAAAAGAGATATTTTACACAATTACTTCCTTTGTTTTATTGCTACTCCTCAAACCCACCAATATTATCAATAAACACTGGTGTCGCCACATTTAAGTCTACCTTTTCTGTAAACAAGCTATGGTAACCAATAAATTTATCATTTAACTTCAATCCTCTAACGGTATATCATCCACAATCACAGTATGGTTAGGATTAGCGTTAGATACATCTTTTACAGTTTTATCTAATTCCTCATCATCACCATCCCACTCACCGATATTAATGAATATTGGTACATCCCCGTTGATATCATGCTTATCTGTAAATAACTTATGGTATTTACCCAACATATCACGAGCTTTTAAACGATCACTTGGCTTAATTGGTACCTCTATCAGTTCAACATGTTCATTGTAAACTAACTGTACTTTGCCACTTTGTGGATTCTCTTTATATTCCCCTCGCTTGACTACAACTTCTTTCGTTTCTGTTTCGTCACCGACTGCCGCATTCGTAAGCACATGTAGTAACTCTTTTGCGGTTAATACATTCTCATCTATAATCTTATCTTTTTGTTCTTGTATATATTGTTTGATGTGTGGTTTCTTTAATAACCTACACCCTGTCACATGTGCACTATTTGCGCTATAGCCTGCTTTTATGGCACTTTGTGTCACATTAAGTGTTCTAATGTATTCATTCACAAAACGCGCTTGTTTTGCCGTTAACTCACTCATTCTATCACCTCCACAATTTTATCTAATAAGGTTTCATACCATAATCTTACAGATTGTTCTGAACACTCTAAGACATTGCTAATATCTTTATAACTACGTCCTTGTATAAGGGAGTGAAAAATATAAAACTCTTTATCGGTCGCTAATCCACCAACGATAATTTCTAAGTGATTCTTTATAATATAATCATCAACATTATCGTCTGTTGCCCATTCATTAGAATCTTCATCACCTATTGAAAAGAATTCATCAGTATTTATATCATCATCTATTAATACATCACTTCTAGTTCGCTTATGATAATCACACACGAAGCCTCTTATTTGCTTTTTATCCATTGTTACACCACTTTTACATATGAAGATTGGTGATATGCATTTACTCGTGCAATCTTACTGTTTTCAATTGCTGTGTCTCTTTGTTTTTGACGTTCTGAACGTTGTTTAATACTTGCTTGATACAAATCAACCTGTAAGCGTTCAATGACGTTGTAGGACTTATATCGTCCATTTGAACGCATATATTTTACAACTTGCTTCTTCTCTTCTTCTGTATAATAGTTAAGTACTTTTTTCAACAATGCCATATTATTTATAGATCTATTTTTATAGTTTTGTAACCCTGCTTTTGTTTCAATAATTTTGATAACTAGTTTTTCAATTGGATATGAGACAGACACAACCCCCATTATTTCATCACATGTTGTGGTCGACGCACTCATATGGTACATACTTTCAATTTGGAATTCACACATCTTAATTTTCTTATTAATAAATGCTGGGTTAAATTGCGTTAATAGCTGATACTCAGACAATTTATTGTCGCCATTACGATAATATAAACGATTTTTCGTTTTAAGCAGTTTCATTTATTCACCCCTATATAGAGAGCCTACCTATATTGGATAGGCTATAGTTCATTTCAATATTCTACGAACATACTATGATAGTATTTTAATTAAACATTAAATGGTTCAATAATATTAACTGCGCCCATAAATTCAATATTTTGAATATCATTTTCTCGTCTCTTTCCATCAATATAGCGTGATAACTCTCGCTGTTTTGTATAGTACTCATTATTATAAGCTTTCAATTTATTCTCAGCTTCTTGTAATTCTTGTTTAAGTTGCTGATAGTTATTTAAATCATCTTGATACACATTAATATATTCATCTCTTAAACGATCAGCCACTTGAGTCATACTTTCACAATTTTTTATTACAACTTGCTTAAGTGAACGTTTCATTACAGTTAACCTTTTATTTTTCACACGATAATCAGCTTCTAATTTTTCAATCTCACTATATAATTTATCTGCTTGTTCTACTTTTCCGTTAATTACTAAATCTTGATACTCTTTATTTTTACTTGCTAGTTCATTCTTGGCATCATTAACATTTGACTCTAATTTATTTATATCATTACCATATTCATGGATATTGTTTTTATACTTATCGATCTCTTTGATTGTTTGCATTATTTCACCCCTAGTTAAATAAATCTCTGTTTTTCGCAATTGCATTTTGTCTAGTTACATCATCTTTAATGTCTAAGATTTTTTGACGCTTTTCACGTTTTTCTTCTTCTGTGTTTTGTATTGCGTCTTTATTATCTTGTTTTATGTTTTTATTTTGTCTATCTTGATATACATATAATCTCAACTTTTGGCTTTCAGTCAGTTCTAATACTTCACTTAATTCTTCGTACTGATTTGTTTCCATTTAAAATACTCCTTTACACTTCAATTCGTTTCAAAGCTTCATAGCGTTTCATACTGCCATCAGCTAGCTTTTTAATACTTCTCATTGCTTGTAGCTTCTCTTGTTCTGTCGTAATGATGTAATAACCACGTTCACTAGGTTTATAACTGCATCCGATAGGATAGCCATAATCATAAACTAATGAATTGATTACTTTTCTTAACCATCGTTCATTACTTGAATTATATTCATATCCCAATTGATTTAAGATTTTAGTTTTAGTAATATACTTATTGGACGTATTTTTTATCACATTGAAAACTTGCAGGTGTTCGGTGGGTAAATGATACGTCTCTTTTTCTGCGATACTTTGCATTTCTACACCCCTTTCTTTTAATTATTCCATACTTAAATTATACCATTTTTACAGACCTAAAACAAACTTATGTTCGCTTTATAGCGCATTTTGTCAGTTGTTTAGCTCGTTGCATATAACACTTATAAAACCACATTAAATAATTAGAGAAGTCCCTTTTACATCGTACTAATACAGAACTTAAGTTCGATAAAATAACACGAACAAATCGCGAACAAACTTAACTTTTAACCCTATATCAAAAACACAAACTTTAGCTTGTATTAGCGTTAATAAAGTTCGCATAAACTTCTGAAAACTTGCCTGTTTTCGTTCTCAAAGTCTGTGTACCTTTGGGTTATAAAAACCCATCCCTTTACATAACCTTATTATTTTCAAAACCATAAAATAGTTTAGTATCAATGTTTCACACTTTTTTAATTTCGCCCACCTATCTATTAACTCACTATTGTTGCAACCTTTACATTTTAAAAATTCTATACCTTATACTTTTATATTAGGAGCCACACACTACATGTGACCCCATATTTAATTATTTACTCAAGCTATAGTAAGACGCTTTTAGATCATTCAACTTACGCTCAAACGCCGTGTAATCCTCTTGTGTCGCCTTCTCATATTGTACAAACTCAGTTACTAATTTTAATCCCTCAACTAACTCTGGTGCTGGTTCATTGATTCCCGTAGCTAACTGATACAACATTTCAATATTCGCTATCACATCAGTATTACTCGATTGAATGCCCTCAAGTGTATCAGTATCAAATCCATTTTCTAGGTACTCAAACACATCACTATTATTTGATTCTGCATATGTTTGTAATCCATACATAAAATATTCATCTTCAAACAAATGACTAGCCATCATATCACTAATAGAAAGCTGTTTACCGTCATGTAATTCATAACCTACATAATGCCCCTCTATGCTTCTTATAAGCCCCTCAGTGTGCTTAGGTGACGCTAATTCAAATGATTGCCTTACTTTACAATCTTTAATATATACATGACCGAATAACTTCCCGTTCATCATCACATAAACCATATCAAATGGATCATTGTATAACTTAAAGCAACATGGTTGCACTTTACTATGTTCTAATAATCCTGTGTAGTACCTTAGTAACGTGCCTGCTCGTGTTTCAAATTGGTTTACGATAGTTTCTACGTTCATGTTATTTACTCCTTTTTATATAATTTA